GTGCTGGCTCTGGATAAGTCACTCGGCTTCATCGAGCTGGACGAGCTGAAAAACTCAAAAGAAAGGCGGGAAAGTCCACTGTTAAACGTGGTAATCGCAGACGATCGGCCGTTGTGGGTGCATGCCTTAAACTGAGAGCAACGTGTCATACAGGCCATGAGCTTATCTTCTTCCTGCACCCACAACGGCCGATCGTCTGCGATTACCACGTTTAACAGTGGACTTTCCCGCCTTTCTTTTGAGTTTTTTCAGCTCGTCCAGCTCGATGAAGCCGAGTGACTTATCCAGAGCCAGCACCTTGAGTGGTGTATCATAAAGCCGCTCATACAGCTTGCGCTTAATGGCAAATTCCTTTGTTTCTACGCCCTTGATGTCAATGATCTCGATGCTGCCGTCCAAGTTATGAACCTCAAAGTCTGCAATATATTCAATCTTCCGAAAAGTTTTGCCGTTCTTTTTGAATGNCCTTGATGTCAATGATCTCGATGCTGCCGTCCAAGTTATGAACCTCAAAGTCTGCAATATATTCAATCTTCCGAAAAGTTTTGCCGTTCTTTTTGAATGACTCTTGCAGCAGGAACCGTGGCTGCAGTTTAAAATCTTTGATCTGCTTGCTCACCTTGAGCCATTTCAGCTGCTCATAGTATTTGGCTTCAGCGATGCTATGGAACGTGATGCCGTCCACCTGTGTTTTTCTGGCGCCGTACTTATTTGCTGGCATGTGGTACCTCCCCTATTCTGATTAGTAGTGTAAGAGGAAGGAATGAGCATTTTATAAACCGCATCCCGCCAACTGAAAGGATTTCAAAACCGATATTCCAATTTAGCAGTGCCAATCCCCAGAAGAATCTTGGCATCATTCTGCCGCCTCCAAAAGCTCAGGATTTTCGTATATGTTGCCGATGACTTCCACATAACCGTTAAAAAGCAAATCGCCCAGACCATTTTCTATTTTTGAAACGTTCCAAAATCCCCATTTAGTTAACCATTCAACTTTTCCTATACCGGTATCAACTCCGCCTAACTCTTCCGCGCCGTTAGTGACTTTCACAATATCTCCCTCATAAATTTCTCGATCGTTCTTGTCCTTAAATCCGGTGTATTGTCGAACTGCTTTCAAACTTTTATCAGCAAACGAATATTCATCACCATCTTTATCTGTAACGTAATCTATTTTTCCGTTATCAAAAGAAATGTCATGAACATCAACAATTTCTTCGTAACTGTCTATACCTGCCCAATGCATATTAGGACCCAAGTTGCTTAATTTATGTTTAATTACGAACGCCTGAAACTTAATTTCTCTCATTCCGCCGCCTCCATATCTATCACTATTACCTTATCGGCCCGTCCCCGCGTGCCGTCGTTACCTCCCGTCAATCTGTTCCCAATGCTTGATCTGCTTTTCCTTGTAAGGCGCCGTCAGTATGATAGCCGGCAGCAGGATCACCGCTTTAAGCACTGCGCATCAGCTCCATTTGTCTGATCTTTTCCTCAAGCACCCGGATAGCCGGGGTAAGGTCCTTACCGCCCTTTTGTTCAGCAGGCCCGAACAAATACATTCCTTTGGATCCATTAACATTCGTTTTTTCATCCATTTCGCAACCCTGCCAATCTATGATTTAATTGCATTCTGTCGCCCTTGATGATCACGCAATAGTCCGCGCACATTTCATAAATCCGGGTGCCGAGTGCCTCGTCTATATCGACTAGCTCTTCGATGTCCAATTCACTTGAGATAAGAACCGGTTTATGATTCAGATATCGATAATTGATGACAGAGTATGTCTGCTCCACTTGCCAATCGGTTGCCCGTGGTTTCTTAATCCGTCCTTCTTTGGTGTTTGTGTAAACAGGCTTGAACAGATCATCTATAAATAGCACTTCAACCTCTTTCATGCGATTAAGTTTTTCTTCAAGCTTGTCAAAGTCATCTTTCAGATCGTTGAAGCCTTCCACGTAAGGAAAATACTGAACCGCGATATTTTTCGATTTAATCAGCTTGTTTGAAATAGCTGTTAACAGGTGCGTTTTCCCTGAGCCCGGCTGTCCCAGTAATGCAATACTGTTGCTTCGGGTGCCCCGGATCCTGTCAAAATCCTTGTAGTATTCCACCGCAGTATCGTAAGTGTCTTTCACAACAGCTGGCTTTCCTTCAGTTATAAAATTCTTGAACTTCAACTTCTCAAATTCAGCAGTTATGTCACTAGAATTCATCAGTTTTCGGATGCGCCGGCGCTCTATGCATTTGCACCGGACCCAAACCTCGTATCCGTCCCTGTTTTCGATATAGCCAAGCTGATCTTTGCATTTCGCACATTCATAATCAGCCTTTTCTTCTGAGCCGTCCGACCCCGCCGAAAATTGGGCTGACTTTTCCTGAAGCTTCTTCAATATTGCTGCCATTGCCGCGTCTGTACTTTGCGTTTTGTGTGTTTCCATGTTGCCACTCCTTACTTTTGTTCTTGTTTGACTGGAGAATGCGCTGTACATAGGCAAGATTGCGAGCGTTCCGCGTTACTGCCTCTTTCATCGCCTCCAGCACCTTATCCTCACCGTAATCGTCTATCAAGCTATTAAGCTTCTCAGCCATGAACGATGATAGAAGGCCGAATCCCTCATTCTCAAAAAATGCAAATACGTTACTCTTCACTTTCTTCTCATCCTCCTGCTGCTCTTCTTGTGCTGGCGTTTCTTCCTGTACCGGCTCCGATTTCTTCCCGTAATTCTTGGTGTTTTGAAGCTTTACATAATCAACAATTGTGACAATGATCCCTTTGTTCTGCTTCAAGCGCCTAGTTTTAATAAAGCCTGATTCTTCTAACTTACTGAGCGAATAACGCACCTTCTTCACGTCAATGGAAGCTTCTCTCGCCAATTCAGCAACGTTGATCATCGCTTCTCCAATCTTTAGAGATCCAAATGGTGCGAAAGCAGCCTCTTCGAGTAAGCACATATAAATCATCTTTTCGCGCCTGTTTGTAAATTGGCGAGAAGGGACAATAACATAACCCCAACCTTCCATATCCATGCCGCTCACCTACTTCCTTTCACACAGTGCTGTCATTCCGCTGATGCGGACTAAACGTAAACCAGGTTCATTTGTTCTGAGATAGCCTTCAACATAAGCACGGAATAGCTGCGCGCGATTTGGTGCCCCTTCTGTCAGCCACTTATAACAGAAGGGGATGCTAACCTTAATCAAATGGGAGGTCATCGTCGCTGATGTCTACAGGCTTGCCATCAAAAGGATCAGCATCCTGCGCACTTGGTTTTTCCTCTGATACTTCTGCGTCAATGATTTCTGGCTCAGTCATTTCGTCAGTAATGTCAATTCGCTCGCGTTCCTCGTTATCCTCAATGACTGCCTTTTGCATTTCAACGGAGAGAATCCCCCACTTGCTGAGCATGGATTTTAGAACGGTTTTGAGTGCCATCGCATCCCAGTCCTTGCCCCAACCAAAGTCCGACTTGCTAAATTTCTTTTTATGTTTCTCAACTTGCGCCTTTGTCCAATAGACAGTTTTTCGGAATCCATTTAAAAGTTCAAAATAAGCAGCGTAACCAATAACCGACTCCGATTCCCGCTTTTCAAAATCAATTTCAATTTCCTCGGTCAACGGATTCCACTTTTGCAATTCTCCTTCATGAACCGGTATGCAATTGATAGATTTATATTGGCCCGTCCGCAAAGCAAGCTGAATGTATCCTTTGTAACCAAGCTGAAATTGCGCGCGGCCTTTATACGGAACAATCCAGGCATAACCCAAGTTCTTATCCACTGGCAAATCAAGCGTTGCCGCTACCATAGCCGATGAAATTACACTCATAGGCTCTGCCTTTTGAAGAGTATTTTCACTGTTGTATAGGCTCAAGATTGACGCTGTGAATTGAGACGCTCTTTTCCCGAGAACTTCTTCGAATCGATTCATGACTGCCGGAGAAGAAAGCAGGCCCTTCATCGTTGTACCTTGTTGTTGTCCTGGGGCACTGTTTTGTTTCTTCTGAATGCTGTTTTTAAGCGTTTGATTTGTAGCCATATTCAGCTAACCTCCTTAATTCCAAAGCGCCTGAATTGCACTTCTTTCGTGACTTTCTCGTATACATCTGGAAACTGCTCTTTTAGTTTCTTGCTGTCGATCCGGTTCGTTGAAACTGACTTCCAGCTAGTTTGATAGTTTCCGATGAAGCCGTATTCTGCTTCTTTCATTTCGTGTTTGATCTGGTTCTCTAATTCCTTTGCCTGCAATGTAAGTTCGTTTATCTGTTCTTTCAGATGCAAATACTGCTGAATGCGTGTTTTATTATCAGATGTGAGGTCAACGACTTTGCCGCCTTCTGCCTCGGCATAACGTTGCTTGAGATATTCTTCTGCAGCACTCGAACCGTCAAGAACCGGAGCCTTTCCGCCCAAGACCTTTTCATTCCAAAATTCAATCTCAGCCTGAAAGATCATTGCAATGAGCTCGTCATCGCGCTCAATCTCTTTCCAAACGAATTTATTGCCGCCGATCAGTACAGCAAAATATGCTTTTTTATATTCTGGCCCTAGCACTCCTAGATAGTGTTGGACCTGAACAATATAGCTGTCAGGAATCTCGTCATCTTCCCACTCTTTCAGGTTGTATGCCGATGTGGTTTTGCACTCCAAAATGGCTTTTTCGCCAACAATCATTCGATCAACGTTTGCCAATATAAAATCATGCTTGGGATGTCTGAGCATTGCTTTTCTTCGCCGTACTTTTTTTCCGCTGCGTATCTCAAACTCTTTTGCAACAACGTCTTCAAGAAGTGAGCCAAAGTATGCAGCTTCACTGCCTGATTCACTTACAGATACCTGGCCTGTTTTGTCTAACCACAATTCAAACGGTGTTTGCCATTTGTTTATGCCTAAAATTATGGAAGCATCTGAACCGCCGATGCCTTTCCGTCGCTCAAGAAGCCATTCGTCCCGACTCATGTCCGCTGTCGAAGCGAAAACCTCTGCTTGCATCAGACCACCCCCACCTTTCTTTTGTATGCTTCCGTTCCAAGCCGCTGCCATTCCCGGTAATGATCCATTGAAGGAAAACTGAACTGAGCTGTTCCGTTTTTGGCGAATACAATTGAACCGCCGACCTGTCTTAAACGTTGCTGATCCTCTGCACGTTCACTGAATGCCACTTTTATTGCTTTAGCCATGTATAAAACCTCCATTGATTTTAATGAGGCGTTTTGGTATAATTAAGTAACTATTCAAGTCAAAACGCCTTACCGAGTCCACTTTGCCGAGTGGACTTTTTTATTGCCCATTTATAAACTGGAAACCTAGCTGCTCCCTGAGATAACGATCAAGGTTCTCTCTCAAGATCACCGCACCGCAGTCGATTACATAATCATCAACTGGCGTAACTTCATCCCCGAAAAAATCCTTTTGTGTTTCTGGCTCAGTCAGTCTGTCGTGCCAGTTGTTTAGAATCATTGGATTTTCGATCATTCATATTCTCCTTTCTGTAATTTGCTGTGCGTTCATCCCAAATCAAGTGCAGTTCGCTATGATTTCGGATTCTTTCACACCATGCTCTGACTTCCAACGCTGTTGCTGGTTTGTGTACAAAATGAACCATCAGCCTAAGCTCCTGCGTACCAATGACAAATCAATGCCTCGCTTTTGCATTTTCAATGCCGTATCATATAACAACCCTTTATTCGAGATGCGCTTCAAATCCTCAATATTCGCTTTAATACTGCCAAGAATATCTAAAGCTTCTTCATAATCACCATCTTTTAAAGAATCCAGTAATAGATCAGCCATACTTTCAACTGAATCTGATTTTCGTTTTGCGACTTCTACATCGGATTTCAAAAATTGATTGAGTTTCATACGAGCATAGCCTGCCTTTCCTCTTGTTTTGACATAGCAACTTGATCCATTAACGCTTTACGTGTCCACTTTTCCGCCAGCTCCTGCATCTTTAGACCATGACTTCTAGATAAAGCGTAAAAGAGAGTATCAATAGCTGGTCCGAGATCAAGAATCTCTTTAAGATCACTCATGGGAAGAGCTTCAACTCGGCCGGGCCGTTCATTCGCCAACCACAGTGCAATATTTTCAGCAGCCTCAATTGATTCTTTTGTCTGTTTCATGAAATTGATTAAAGCCTTGCTGGGGCTTACATTCAAAGCCGGATCGACTGGCGCTGTGGCCCTTGGGTGGAGCCGGAACAAGTAATGCACAAGATCAATGTGTTCATATGCTCCGCATACCTCAAACCACTTGATACAGAGTTCAGGCGTTAGTGTGCTTAGACCATTTTCAACGTCTGATACATAACGCTGATCCTTGCCGCCGAGTAACTGTCCTAATTGGAATTGAGTAAAACCAATTGCCTTTCTAACCTCCCTCATAATTTTTGGTAAATTATCGAGTTTATACGGGTTGTTCGACATATGTTCGCCTCCTGTTTCACGGGGAATTATTTGGTAAAATTTAATTAATGAAGGAACTAGCTCGCTTGCTGTTTCAGCTTATTGATGATGAAGGCTTGTCCCTTCGGAGTGATGCGCATTGTCAGCCAGGACTTCGGCGTGCCGTTTACATCTCGCACCCCCTGTGCGATTTCAAAGTAACCGCGCTCGATATATTCCTGGTATGGCTCATTTCTGTTGGCCATGATCATCTTCCATTCGCGCAGCTTCTGGAAGAGCCGTTTCTCACCGATAACGATGCCGTTTTTACAAGCAAGCTTTGCCAGTTCACGAACAAGCATTGATCTTTCTGATGCCATACAACTCTGTGCAAAGTTGACTAATGGTTCTTGAATCTTCAATGTTTGTTCAAGTTGCTGCCGTTCTTCCTGCTCGCTGATCCATCGCTTTGCCCGGCTGACTGGATCTTCGATCATGTAGGACGGTTCATTTAATTGTTGAATGTAATTTTTCATTTTCTTGAACTCATTGATAAATCTTATTTTCATTTTCATAGCTTCAGGCGATACATACGCCATTACAACTAATGTGAAAGCATCTTCCGTCAAATTGTATTTGCGATATTTTCGTTTACGCTCATTCTCATAAGTTGACTCCGCAAAGTTGTGGAGTGAAAAATCTTTTTCGCCTGCTTGTTCTATTTTTTCAATTTGAACTTCGATGTCTCGTAGAACTACGTCGTGTCGTTTTCCGAAGACTTCTGCGACAGTAAGGCTATCTGTTACAACTTGGTTGCCTTCAATAAAAACGAGATGATTCACTCTATAGAGCCTCCTTCATATTTGCTTGTTCCTGCGCTTCGATCCACGCATCTATGTTGTGCTTAGTAAAGAAAATGCGTGTTCGTACTCGGAAGTGAGGAATCTCTTTTTCACGAACCATTGTGTAAATCGTGTCGTGGTGAACACCGAGGTATTCAGCAGCTTCCTGCACGGTCATTGTGTTGCGAGTCATTTCATAACCTCCTATGCTGTGTTTGTAGTTTGAGATTCTTGGACTTTTAAATTTAAAAAAAGATCGTTTATATCACGTCCAAGTTTTTCAGATAGCTTAAACGCAATAGGCAATGTAGGATTTGATACCCCGTTCTCCCAGTTGCTTATTGTTGTCTTTTTGCAATTTAAAATTAAAGCTAATTCATCCTGGGTATAGCCCTTTGCTTTTCTAGCTAAAATCAAATTTTGGTTTTTCATTATTTCACCACCCGAAATCCAAGTTTGTTGAACTGTTAAGCTTAGTATAAATCCAACTTTCTTGGATGTCAACCTAAAAGTTTGATTTTTTTGGACTTATATTTATTTTACATTATATTGATGTACAATATATTTGAACTTATGTGATAGGTTGTGGTAGATAATGCTTCCTAAAAGATTAAAACAACGGAGAAAAGATTTGGGTTTAACCCAAACTCAACTGGCAGAAAAAGTTAACACGAAGAAAACTACAATCTCGAACTATGAGACTGGATACAGCACTCCTTCTAATGAAATGCTTAGCGATTTAGCAGACGCTTTACAAACTACAGCAGATTATTTACTTGGAAGAACGGATAATGATTCAATGACCGTTAAAACACCCGATGCTCCAGACCTCATTAATGATCCGGATCTGCAAATAGCTTTTAAAGAAGCCGCGGACTTTTCTGAGGAAGCTCGTAGACAAACTATTGATTTTATCAACTATCTTAAAGAGAAAGAAAAAGCAAAAGGTCGTAAATCTCCGACTGCGGAGAGCGATTGATATTGCTTCAAACAAAAGTATCGCAATGATTAATCTATATTGATTTAGTTATTCTTTAGTTATTTAGTTATTAATAGAAGTTTCCCAAAAAAGTCGAATGGTAACTAATGTAATTCTACTCGTGTACCAATGTAAATAATTACAAGCATTCAATCCCTTATGTAGCAAGGGTTTGAAGAAATGCCCGTCTCCCAATGGTGTACCACTGGTTTCCCAATCGTATCCCATTGGTGTACCAAAAAACGGGTATCTTCTTTTAATTTTTTGATGACATTTTTTTATAAAAAGGGGAAATTACAGTTGGCATTTTTATTTGAAAATGGTGAGGTTTATAATTGTCAGTTTAAAAAAACGATGAAACCCTCTAAAAATTTTGTGAAAACATATGAAGCAGCAAAAACTATTCTTGATGAAAAGAACGAGACTATTAATGAACTTGTATGCGGGTGCATGAAAGGTGATTCATCTTGGGGGCTTTTTATTGCAACTGAAAACCTCGTATATTTCATTGTTTTGAAGAAAAAGCAACCTGTTGTAACGCAATGGTCATATGAAGAGATTATAAAGATTTCAATCAACCGAAAACCTATGATTGGATATAAAATAGATTTGCAAACAGTTAATGGCAGTCTAAATATCAATTCAATATCAGAAGGCGACATCGAAGGGCTTCATAAGTTTGTGGAAACAAAAATAGCTGGCAACGAAGAGAAACACCAACAGCAGCAAGAAGAACTCAAGAAGAACATTAAGGAATACTACTTTAAATCTGCCAAAACAACAGTTACTTTGGATGGCAACTTTATAAGAGTTGCCAGAAAAGGTGCAGTCAACACCATTACACGTGGTTACAGTGGTGAGAAATCATACAGAATTAGTGAATTAACGGGTGTTCAAATTAAAAAACCTGGTTTAGTCACATCTGGTTATTTTCAATTTTTGACCCCGGCTGCAAATGAAACAAGTGGATTATGGGATGCTATTCAGGACGATAATTCTTTTGTATTTATAAAAGATGAATTACCAATGGTTTTAGAAATTCAAAAGTATATCGAGGAACATCAGTCTGCGCCAGCACAATCGGCAGCAACTGCGGCATCTGTACCATCACCAAGTATTTCAGCAGCCGATGAGTTGAAAAAATATAAAGAATTATTGGACATGGATGCTATCACTCAAGAAGAATATGAAATCAAAAAGAAACAATTACTTAATTTATAATGGCCCTTTTTCCCTGGGCTTTTCTTTCACACTAAAAACAGAACATACATTCCCATACGGCGGTGTTTATTATGACAATCCAGTTATCGCATCTTGAAGAAGAAGTAAAAAAGATTTATACAAAATTAAATATGCTTACTCCTGAAAACATAGATCTTGAACGCATTGCCGCTGCTTTTAAGATATGGATTCATTATGAGAAAGCTAATATCAGCATGTTTTGTATCAATGGTCTTTACAGCATGGTTTTGGATATTCGGGCTTCTCCACAAGAGCAATGGCAAGACTTCGTTCACGAACTCGCCCACGTGCTGAAGCATGCCGGAAACCAATTTAATATGAATAGAATGTTTAGAGAGCTTCAAGAATATCAAGCCAATAGTTTCATGTATCACTTTTGTGTACCAACATTCATGCTCGAAAAGATTTCGTTGCCGCGCATGCAATCAGAGGCTATAAAGTTAATTGGGGATACATTTAACGTCACATACCCTTTCGCAGCTAAACGGCTTGAAATGTACAAAAGAAAACAGTTTTCTATTCTCTGGCATCAAAAGCTCTATCAACTAAATTAATAGAACAAGGAGGTAGCCACATGGCTAGTATTGAAAGACGCAGTGAAAAATCTTTTAGATTAATAGTCGAAAATGGTTATGACGCAAACGGTAAAAGAGATAGAAAAAAGAAATCGATTCGTATCGAAGATCCAAAAATATTAAAGTCTAAACGAAAATTACAGGAGTATCTCGAAGATCAGCTGCATCGTTTCAGAATTGAAGTAGAGGCCGGCGAGTATATTGCTCCTGAAAAAGCTACTTTTGAATCATTTGCGGAGAAATGGGTAGAAAAGAAACTCTTTAATAAAAGTGGAAAACCTTACTCTTATAAAGCATCTGAGAAACACTCAGGTCACTTACACAACCACATCCTCCCTGCATTCGGGCATAAACAAATAGACAAAATAAAAACACTTCACGTTGTTGATTTTATAGATGATTTATCTAAAGATGGGGCTCGAAAAGATGGAAAACCTGGCGGGCTTGGTGATAGAACAATTCTTGATGTATTTCAAACGTTACAGGCAATGTTCAAGACAGCTACAGAAGAATGGAAACTCATTAAAGACAACCCTATGGAGGGATTAAGTCAGCCACATGTGGAACCAAAAGAAATGCAATATTTTCAGACTGACGAAGCAGAAGAATGTATCCGGGTTTTGTACGAAATTGATATAAAATGGCGCTTGTACTTTTTAGGCGCAATGATTGGTGGGTTACGTCGTGGTGAAGGACTTGCCTTTCAATGGCACTTGGATGTGGATTGGGACAGAGGCGGCTTCTATGTAAATCGCTCAATTTCAAAAACAGTCAATGGGCAGCCGCTTGTAAAGGCTCCTAAATCTCGCAGTTCAAAACGTTTTGTTAAAATGCCAGATTTCTATATGGAAGATTTAGCAAAGTATTATCGCATGTGGAAGAAAGAAAAACTTATGCTCGGTGATGCCTGGGAAGGTGGAGACAATCAATACATCTTTCACAGTGGCACAGGAAAGCCATATTACTACACCACCCCAACTGCAAAGTGGGCTAAAATAAAAAAGAAGTATGGACTTAAAGATATTAGGCTCCATGATCTGCGGCATACGATGGTGGCTCTCCTTATTGAAGCCGGCGAAAATATGAGTGCAATTCAAAAACGTGCCGGTCACGCCAGCAGACGAATAACATCTGATATTTATGGCCACGTTACCGAAAAACTTGAAAATGAGACAGCTCAATATTTTGATCAATTTAACCCTAATTTGAAGGTGAAAAGCAACTAA